AATGTTGGAAAAAACAGAAATAAGATGAAATTAGATTTTTACAGATTTGGAAAGAACTCCCTATTCCTTATACCTACGATTGCAATTAGTTGGGGGTGGTATAAATCTATAGATATTACATGGATACAATGGGTGTTAGAGTTGGACTTTAGTACTCCTACAGAAGAAGACGGTGATAATGAAACTCTTGTCTTTGACTTACTTGAGAAAGAAGAGAAAGAAGCAAAGAAGGAATTTGGAAAAGCCTTTACAGAAGTTTATCTATTTGGTTTACAGAAAGAGAAAGAATCCTACGCCAAAGAACAAGTGGTAAAGGAGTTGGAGTATATATCAATTAATGGTTTCGATAAAATAGAAAGAATGGTAAACGATAGAATCCAAGAACTAAAACAGAAAAAGAACTTCAGAAGTTAAATCACTACAGTAATCTCCAACCATTATGGGATGAGGATAATATTAAAAAAGGTGATAAGATACTTGAGTCCATCCTCAAATTTTCCTAAAAAATTTCCAGAAATTTCTATCTCACTATTTTAACCCCTTTTCAAAATAGGGGTCTTGTATTAATAAAATAAAATAGATTTAATTCGATTGATGTTTTCAACAATTGGGTTGTTGACCACATTATTTAAATCTCCAATAAAAACCTTTGGGTTCATTCCCATGGCGGCAGCAGTGGATAATCGAGTATTACCTGAAACCAAATGGTACCTATCACCAAACTTAACAATCATCGGTCTTTCATAATCACCCGATTCTAATTTTCTTTTCAGTTTGTTTGGGTCACTCTTTCCATAATGGTTGGCAATATTAAAAACGGAATCAAAGTCACCGACCTCAATCTCGTTTGATTCGGTGTTTTCCAAGTTCGACCATAACTCATCAGATAATACAACCTCATCAGAATGCTCCAATGAAGAAATAACATCATAAACAGACACAGGGAAATCTTCATTCCTTGTTAGATATTGCGAGACCCTTTTAATCTCATCCATCTCACCTTCGATGTTGGGGTAATATACTTTAGGGTTTTCCATATTCATAAATACCCAATTTTCCCAATTTTTTCCAGAAAATCTTTTTACCTTTTTACCCCTTTTTCAGGAACACCCCCCCCTTGTTTCAGAAACAACCCTAATTTTCCTAAAAAATTTTATAAACATTTTTACATTAAAAAGTGTATACGTTTCGTTTGGAGTATTGAACCCCCTTTTTGACCCCAAAAACCCCCCAGGGGGAGGGGGGATACGGGACCCCTACAGGAGGGGGGGACCCTATAAGGGGGGTATATAGGGTTATTTGACCACCACCCCCTATACAGGGAGGGGATAGTAGAAACCTCCTCTAAGAGAGTCATGTCAGAACAACTTACTACACAAGTATATGGGGGGAAAGTTATGAACATGACATAGTGTCTGTTGATAACTTTATGGTGTGGGGGTTAGGTAGTGTCAATTATTATACGTATCTTTGTGTTGACGCCCTACATTTTATATAGGGGTGATATCATAAGTGGACATATTGTCATGGTATATATTTGGTGGTCTAATATATTATATGTATCTTTGTATTGGTGCCCTGCCCTGAGGGAGGGAGGAGAGTATAAGGCAGGTTGGAGTATACTCTTCCAGATAATTACATTACCTAAGCCCGTTTCGGTACTACCACCAACACCACAAAGATACGGAAATAATAGTTATCCATGGCATGTTATAGTGGAAAATAATAATAATAATAGTGGGGTTATTATTTGGTGGTGTGGATTTTATGTCGTACCTTTATGTTGACGCTCTGGAGTGTAGGGGATTGTTTGGTATACTTCCCACCCTACTACCACCCTAAAGGTACCACTTTTTTTGTTAAGAAACAATATAAATAAGGGAATGTTATCTGCACAGATTAAATGTTATCCGCACCATTATAAAGAAAGTCGAGCCCTTTTTTGGTTAGTTATGATATATATTGGGGTTCCAAACCCCCTTAATTTACCCTGATTTGAGACCTCAAAAACTTATAGGTTCAAATATTACACACAAATATACACCTTTAGGTTAAATAATGAACAAATATGACGATTAGGTCACTCATTAGGTTCACCTTTAGTATGTTTATCCACAGTGTCCATCCCTATGTCAATAAACATCCTTCTTATATCGTGGTAGTTACTCTCATCCAATTGGTAGTATCTATTTAAGAATGTTAATACGTGGGATAACTCAGCGTCAACAATTATATATCTGTTTGTAGATAGGGGTTTGTTACTCCATCCCCTCTTAGCAGGTTCAAACCATATAGTACCATCTCCCACCGTTGAGGTGAATATTACCTTGATACCATTCATGTCTTCTTCTACCCTTGGGGTGAAACTTTTTTCTATTAACTCCCTGATTTCTTCCATACCCTTAAATATATACACCTTTGAATAGTTGTGAACACCTCATGTTGATAACTTTTTAACAAAGGGTACTGTTAATAACCCCCTTAAAATTGTTAATAACTTTTTGTAAACCCCTACTGACATATCGTCAGGGGACATTTTGTTAATAACTTTATACGAATTTATTAGGATTTGTCAGAATGTCAGGTGGACGTTAGGGACAGCACAATCCCTTTCCCCACTTTCTACCACCGTCCTGTAGTAGTGTAAAACAAGATAATCCTTTATTTCACCGATGGAATCCACAATTAATCCTTGTTTAGGGGTTAATAGAGGGTATTAATTTACTAGGTACGTATTCTAGCAAATAGTGATAGTTAATTCCCTATAGCGGGGGAGACGTAGTCTTAAGAGATTAAATAAGTAAACCTCAACGTATCTGTAGGACTATATTTTTAAAACCATGACAAAATGACCTCAAAGAATAAGGTCTTTAGTGACTTACAAAAGTGGGAGAAAGTGGTAGAAGTATTGTTAATTAACCCTATGGGTTATTGTTTATATACTATAGTATTCTTTCTCTTATAGTATAATGTTTTCATATACATACATATACCCTTTAGGGTACAATACTATGTGTATATTGTTTAGTTATACCCTTACAGGTATATTAGTATAAGTCTTTAGATGACCTTCTTCAGGGGAATAGGGTAATGGATTAATTTCAGACACTGAAAGTGAACGATAGTGAACGTCCCTTAATCTTCTCCGTAACGTAGTGGAGGGGAAGTTAGGGTGAGGGGATGGAATTAATCTATTACCTTTATTTCCTTTCTTAATAAAATAACTTATATTGTATGTATGTTTAAATTTAATTATAAAGTTGGGAAGGCTATACCTCGTGTAGAGTGTCAAGTAATCTTAAGGGATTTAGAGAGACAGAGTGATAAGTTCTCTGTTACTGATTCCTTTGGTAATATCTCTCTTTCTGTTTATGAGTCCGATTATGATGATATCGAGATGTGTGATGGTAAGAAACTTATGAACTATAGGATTAAACAGTTAGAGAAAGATTTGGGCGTTAAGTTTAATAAGGATAGATTCATTATTAAGTATACAGGTGACCGTCTCGAAATGGAACCTCATTACGATGGGAGTTATACTACTACCCTTATTTATTTGAATACTAATTTTGAAGGTGGTTCCACTAATTTCCCTCTTGCTAATTTAGAGCATAGACCACAAGATTTTAAGCCAGGACATTACATACATTATAACTCTAACCATATATTGTCTTACCATGGAGGTATGCCCGTTACAAACGGTAATAAGACAGTTATAGTCTTAAGGAGTTTTAAGATAACCCTATGGACTATGTTAACTATACTTCCTTGGCGTTTGTTTAGAGATGTCTTTTTTGAGAGGTTTATTCTTGATTGGGTAGTAAAGAGATTCTTTACGTGTATTAACTGTAAAAGAAATAAAAAATAATGGTAATAGGTTTAGTGGGTTGCTCCCTCGTGTATATCGGTATCGCTATAAAACAAAGAATGAAGAGTAGAAGTAATTGGTAAGTTATGATTAATAAAACTGTATTAGTACTTGGTGACGGACTATTAGGTCGTGAGTTAGTTAAACAAACTGAATGGGACTATGTGTCCCGTGGTAAGGATGGTTTTAATATTGATAATATTGGTGAGTTCATCACTGATAAGTACGATGTAATCATTAACTGTATCGGACATACTGATACCTATACAGACTACAAAGATATCCATTGGGATGTTAACTGTAAGTTTGTTGATAAGTTAATTGATTATTGTAATGATAACATTATTAAACTTGTTCATATCTCTACCGATTATGTTTATTCTAATTCCACCTCTTCTGCCAGTGAGGAAGATGTCCCTGTTCATAATAATACTTGGTATGGTTATACTAAATTATTGTCTGATGGATTAGTACAGTTAAGATGTGATGACTACCTTGTTGTTCGTTGTTCACACAAACCTTATCCTTTTGAATACGATAACGCTTGGATTGATTATATTGGTAACTTCGATTATGTGGATAGAATATCTAATTTAATTATTAAATGCGTAATAGAGAATCTTAACGGAGTCTATAATGTCGGTACAGAGATTAAGACGATGTTTGAGTTGGCAACTGAGGAAAGTATGGTCGATAGGACTTTAACTCCTCCACACGTACCTAAAAACCTTTCTATGGACATAACTAAACTTATGAACTCATTACGGTGATAACTTCAGTAGATACCGTACCACATGAACTTATTGAAGTCTTATTCGATAAGCTTATCTACCCTAAACATCCCGAACTTACAGATTGGGACATACATGAAGAAACTCTTTTATTATTTGTAGACACTAACCTGATTGATTTTACGATGAGTGACATCATCGAGTTTGAAACTTATATACAGTTGGAAGAAGAATATGATTGTTATACTTCTGATTACTTCTACGAGATTCTTTCGTCTGATATCATTGATACCGTTAACCGCTCTTTTGATTTAATTGACAATCGTTATAAAATTGAGTTGGTTTTATCTTCTTAAACTATTTATAACTATGAAATATGTTATAAGTGAATCACAACTTTTTGAATTGGTTGAGAATTTTATGAGTGAACGAATGAAAGGTGGTAAAGTAAACAAAGGTGAGACCACTCAGTTCGGTACGACACGATGGGACCTTTACGATAAAGATGGTAAATGGATTATGTATTATTACCACACAGGACAACAACACCATGCAGATGGTTCAAAAGCCGAAGATGAATGGACATCAGTATCGATAGATGAAAGATTAGTGACTTTATTTGGTAGAAACTTAAGATTTAGGGAAAGTAAAGTAATGGACCTTATGGCTGATTGGTTTACTAAAACTTTTAACTTAGATGTTGACGATGTTAGTATCTATAAATAATGTCTCTGTTAGTGGCTCGCACTTATTTCTCCCATCCCTCAAAAACTTTTACTATGAGGATATTAATTATTTGTGTCGATAATACTCTTAAACTTATCTAAATAGATTTCCCTTTCAGAATCAACATTAATAAGTTGTGTGTTATCTACCATATAACCATCCTTAACTTTAATATAATAAGTATCGTCATCGTATATACCTAACTTTTTTATGAAGTTATCGGCATACTCTTTATCTATTTTATTTTTCTCCAATAAACCTTCTAACCCTTCTTTTGTTAAGTACGTTGTTGGGTCACCTTTTGTCACATCAGGGATTTCTTTAGTGGCCACAAACTTCCCAAGATACTGGTCTAACACAACCTTTGGATTTCTATTATCGGTTTTATTATTATTATTATTTCTATCTCCAACATTCTGTAATAAAATATATAATGGAGCATGTAATAATATATTATGTTTAACGTCAGGAATATATTTTAAAATATCAGTACCTATATCATCAAAGATAACTTTCTTCCACGGACCTGTTTTGTATTCCTCAGCCATGTACCATACCCTTGAATCTGTACCGTCTATGTATTCATTTTCTTTCGGGTTAGGAGGCACTTCTTTACCCTCTTTCCTATATATACCAGATACAATACCCGTGTCATTACCTTTAGCCCAATCCCTTATACTTGGTGGGTCTAATTTTAATCTATTTTTTTCACCTTCACCACCCATACCAGCAAAATCATCACTACCAATTATAACCCACTGATTAGGGTCAGTTGCTTTGTCCAACGGAACGGCATTTAGTAACTTACTTGTGTAAGATTTACCCGCCGATGAAGTACCATCTAATAAGATAGCAATTTTACCATCTGTTTGTTCAGTAAGTAAACCCGTTAAAGAGTTACACCTATTTTCACCCAATAACCTTATATTAGCGTCGTTAATTGATTGTCTTTTTAATTTTCCTATCCTACTCATAATTTTGTTATTTATTTATAAATATCCCATATGAAAGTTATTTAATGTCTTCATCCCGATAGTGGCTCGCACTTATTCCTCCCAGCCCTCTTCATCTAAACTTCTAATGTAATTCCATCTTTCGATTTCATCCTTAATTGAATCTTGTTTAGTGTAGATATATAACTCACCCTCAACATCAAAAAACCAATCTATTATATTAGAATCGTTATCTAACGAATCAGTATTAATATAAAAAACCATAGTATCACTTAAATCTATATTGTAAACTATTGGGTGTTTATTACTCTTCGGTATAACCCTAACACTATCACCGTAAATAACTGTAGACTGACTACTTGATGGTTTAGGAACTGTGGGGTGTTTAACATTAGTCCAAGAATCTTTGATGCTGTTATGTTTTTTTATAACCTTCTCAATATAACTTAACTCATCACCTGTTTGTCGTATAACTATTTGTCGTACAATGATTAACGTTATTAAAATAGTAGGAATTAACCATAAATATTTTCTTTTCATATTACCAATTTTTAAATGCGTCCTCAACACTCCATATCCCTGTATTCGATTGATTGGGGAATGTTGCTTTAAACTTTTTATTAAACTCCATAAATTCTTTTTGTTTCCAAACATATTTTTTCTCACCGAACATAGGCGCGTCGAAATGTGGTGACCCTTCTAAATCAGAATAGGTAAAGATAAAGAAAACATTATTACCTACCATATTTTTCTGAACTTCCATTGCTGGTTTCATATATTTAATTAAGGTATCCGCTCTACCAACACTATATTTGTTATAACCACCTAAATAAGGGTACTTATATGCCATATCATACATCTGAGCGTAATAGTAATCAATACCTTCCCAATTAGTCCAATTAGGTACCCAATCACTCGTGGTTGATAACTTAACATTAGGGTCCTTAATAAACTTTTTTACTTTAGGGAATAATGAATCTTTAGTTTGCCATTTTATAAGTGAATCCTTTTTATGTCCAATAATTGTATCATAAGACATAAAATAAGCGTTTTCAGTCTCAATCATTAACTCACTAAACTTATTTCCCTTTGGTAATGAATCTTGTATTTGATTAAAATATGTAACGTAAACTTTCCAACTATCATTACCTTTTATTGTGTCTATCTTTGGTAATCCCTTCTTACCATTCCAATCGTGTTGGTATTCCTCTTTCGCACAGTCAGGATGCATTACTAATTTACCATTCCATCCATTTGTTCTCAAATACTTTATGAATACCTGTAACTCTTTTAATGTGGGACCAGTATTAATCTTATCAAAAGACCCTGGTCCGTCCATATTCAACACAAATTTATCAGGATTAATCGAGATAATATTATCAGCAAAACCTAAACTATGGTATGACTCATTTTCCCATAATACGTTAACTTTATTTAAAGTAGTACTATCAATTTCATTTTCACTATTATTACACGAAGATATAAAAATTATGGACCACAAAGTAGTGAGTAAAACTATAGAGATTCTTAAAAATATTTGGTGAGTTGTTAATTTATTTTCCTTCATTATCTTTGTCTGAGATTATTGGGTTATCGGTAAACTCTTCTATAATAGATTTAACTTCAGGAATGTCTTTCCATACGATTGAATGTTCTGACTCAGGTGAGTATTCTCCCTTAACCATATAGACAACGATTGTGTCAGGTTCTAAAGTTAAGAACCCGTGAGCATACTCATCATGTAAGTAAACTGCGTTCCCTTCATTTACAATTACGTGTTGTGTCTTATGAGTTTCTAAATCATAAGCGATGTCTATGATTGAACCACGAATAACCTTAACGTATTTCTCTTGTGGTGGGTCTGTTTGGTAATGTAAACCTCTAAAGGTATATCTACCATCATTAATTGAAATAGAACATTGTGTCCATTCTTTTCCCATTATGTCTAACACCATCGGAGTATAACTTCCTCTATTATCTTTAAATGTTTTGTGGTCGACTACTATCATATGTTAAGTATATTAATCTTTTCTTCTATTGTCAACTTTATTAGTTCTACTTGGTCGAACTGTTGGTCGACTATTATTAATTATGGGTCTTGTATTGTTAACAGGACGACTATTATTAATTACAGGTCTTGTATTGTTAACAGGACGACTATTATTAATTACAGGTCTTGTGTTATTAACTCTTGGTTTAATAACATTAACTCTTGGTTTAGTTGACTCAATCATCGCCCCTTGTCCTATTCTATCTCGTATACTCATAGTACTACCTCTTCGGCCATTGACGTATGATACATTGTTTCTACCTCGTCTTCCGTACCAATTATTTTGACCGTAATTATTCCACCCATAGTAATTCCATCCATTACTGTAGTATCCATTATAACCCCATCCGTGGTTATTCCAACCATAGTGTAGATTATATCCCCATCTATCATATCCAAATGGTGACCATCGATGAGGAGAAACCCAAGAATTCCAACCATCATATCCCCATACCCAATCCATCCACATCTGGTCTCTATTCCAATATGAGTTGTAACCAAACCCATATGGACTATAAAAATTATATCTATTACCCAATACTCTATTGTTCCAATCGAATGAACTAGGTTGTCGTAGGGCATATTGAGCAAAGTCGTACCTAAAATTAAAATCCGTTCTAAGTTTATTTCTAAATTGGAATTCATTTAATGTATCTACATTTACATTGTTCTCAACCACATAGTAATTTTCATCATCGTATATTGGGTCATGGTTTAATGTTGATACTGTGAATGTCGCACAACTTGTCGTTAGAAGTACGATTAATAATAGTAATAAATTTTTCATATTTTTTTATTGTTTAAAAGTTGTAGTTATAAATCTTACATTGAGGATTCAACCTACTTAGATTAGGAAACGTTACATCCCCAATTTCATTATTATCGATATGAGATATATGTAACTCCGTAAATGATTCACAAAATCTCTCATATGTTCTTTTACCTCCTATACACCAATCAGAGTCATAATAGTGTAATATTGAACTATCTCGTCTATCAACAATAACTAAATCTCTACCTGGTAGTGTCGGTAAGGCCTTTGAGGTTCTGTAACCTACTAATAACGTATCACCATGTGTCATACGTTTAAAATGAATTAAATCTTTTTTATTGTGCCAAAGTAACTTATCACCTAACCCAATAAAACCAAGATTATTAACCGCTATTATTGCCTTCATTTAGTTTAATCAATTGTTGTACCGAAGCATCCAATCTCAGGTATTAAATTTTCTTTAATTAGTTTTATCTTTAAATTATCTAACTTCAAAATAAATTTGTCAATATCCTTAGTTAAATACATACTATATAATACTAATAAACTAAAGCGCATTAAAAAGTCACCATTAATATAGTGACTAACAATCTTACTCGCCTCTTCTCTACAATCGGACTCAATCACTTCATTGACGATTGTTGTGAAGTTAATTTCTTCAATATCAGACAATTTTAATATTAGTTCTTCCATAATAAAACAAAGATACACATTATCCTTTAATTGTTAACTATTAACGATACTTTAATCTATCATTTTCTCTTTCTAAAAAATCTAATTTAACTCTAATTGACGCTAATTCAGAACTCAAATCTCTTAATGAAGTTGTGCACTCATCTTTATCGTTTTCAAGTTTTTCAACTCTTGTACGTAAATCGTCACGGTACATATTCTGTTCAGACAATTCTTCTTTATGTTTTTCTCTCTTATTACGAATTAAAAACTCATAGAATTTCCATGCTCCTGCTCCTCCAGCAACTGTTAATGTAGTAATAATAATAGTCGTTAATTGTTCACTCATTTCTTTAATGATTTATATAAGATTTCTCTTTTTAATTTAAACAATATCCATGACCACATAAACGCATACCACATAGTAATTATTAAATTCTTAACATCCATAACCCCAAAAGGTTCACCTGAATCACTAAAAATATTTACAACGTATCTTATCGTTGAGAATAACGTAAGTAAAAGGTAACCTGTAACCGCTCTTGATAACCATTTGATACTATTCAAAGTCACTAACATCGATAAACTTAAAACAAAATAAGACATATACAACCAATAAGTGTTAGGTTGTCCGGCATCTTCCCAATAGGTGGGTGTTGTCCATAACACCATATTATTTAATAAATCACTCGCTATCCAAAAAAATAACAGTGGTTGTATATCGTAATATAAAAGTGTTTCTTTTATCTTTATAAAATATGACTTCATACCAATAAATATACCAACAAAAGAAAACCCCCACCATTTCTGATGAGGGGTTTATATATTTATGTATAAAAAAGTGAGGTTTTAGAACTTATATGTAATTCTAATAGATGCATCTATCCCATTTGTAAATGTATTGGTTATCACATTACCAATATCAGTTTGTTGTTCTAATTTAAATGGAGTATTCAATACATTATTCAATCTCATAGATAAATTAAATTTATCCCTTTCCAAATTCCAAATCAAATTTAAAAAATGCTGAGGGGATTGGTAGATATCACCTAATCCAAATATTCCAACTGAAGATAATTTCTTACCAACATAATTGTAAGTGAAACCTAAATTAGATTGTTCTGATATATTATGGAATATATCCAAGTTAGATAAGATAGGAGTAGAACCTTGTAAAGGTCTATTCAAATTAGTTACCACAACCGATGAACCATTACTTTCGGCAATTTCAATATCTGAATGAAGTAGAGATAAATTATAATCAACATTCCAATCACCCCATTTCTTTTTCATCTCAAATTCTAACCCATATACATTAGACCCTATGGAATTTTGATATGTTTCCAATCTACCACTAGCAGTAGCAACATTAACTCTTTCTATGGGGTTTACAATTCGTTTACCAAATAGAGTTAAAGCTATTACCTCACTACGAGTTGGAAAGAATTCAAAAGTTAAATCACCATTGTAAACTTTGGAGTTAATAAGATTTGGGTTTCCTTGAATCTTAGAACCAGCAAACACCTCAGTATAAATAAAAGGAGTTAGTTCTCTAAACCTCGGTCTGATAGTTGTTATTGATGTAGATGTTTTTAATTGAATCTTTTCACTAAGTTTAATCTTAGAGTTTAGATAAGGGAGAATCTCAATATCATTAAGTACACTTTGGCGAGTAAAAGTTGGAGAGAATTGGTCTTTGTAGGTTACAATTTGTATTGGATTCTCAATTCTAATACCTCCACTTAAATCTAATTTATCTGATGTAAAATCTCCTTTATAGAATCCACCATTAATCATTGTATATCCATCTACTTTAGAAGCCGGATTATTTACCAACAAGTTTATTGTGTTTGGATTATTAATATATTCTGAATAGTTATTTGGGTCAATTTCATATAATGCATTAATATTATTTAAATCATAATATTGTTGTGTATAATCAAATGAATTTAAAGCTATTTGATTAAACGCACCAAACAAATGATTTAGTTTATCCCCATCTAAATTTACTTCCAATGTAGTATTAAATCTATTCTCAATATTTGTATTGCTAAAAAGATGATTATCTAACCTATCAATGTTATTGAATTGATATGTACCATCATATAAGAAAACATATTGCTCTCTATCCTTTTCACCACTTTGTACTCTACTGTATGATGTCTTTAAATCAAAGATATCGTATCCAATTTTTAGTTGGTTGGTAAATAATGTGTGTTGTGTTGGTGTAATTCTAATTGTTTTTAAATCATTAGAATAATCAAAATGCCTTCCAAATGTTTCTCTATCTGATTTGCCGATTTGGGTAATAAAGATTGTAGAGTTTTTAATATCAAACTTATTCTTCATATAGTTCAATACTAAAATAGATGATGGAATGAGTTGAGTCCTCTTTTCATTAAAGTTGTAATCCAATAAATTACTACCTTGTTTATTTACTAATCGGATTATACCATCTCTATTCTGATTATCATGTAATAAATTAAATCCATAATAGATTCCGAAATCACCATCCTTACCCCATTGTAAAGAAAGATTAGAATTGGGTGTTGGTGTTTGTGAGTTAAGTGATACCCTATATCCTACATCAAATACATTTCTGATATTAACAGATGATATATCAATTTGAGCTCCACCAATATTACTCCATTGTTCTGATGAATATGATTTTTTAACTTTAATATTATCACTTAGTGCAGTTGGTAGAATATTTAAATCTATATTCTTCTTATCTGAATTGTTAGAAGGTAGTGGCATACCATTTAAGGTGATTTGATTGTATCTATCATCTAACCCTCTTACATTGATTCTATTGTTATCAAATGTAATGCCTGATACTTTCTTCAATCCATCTTCTATATTAGATATCCCCTTCTTAGAGAGTTCTTCACCACCAATAGATGTTTCCACACCAACAACGTTCTTCTTCTCTAAAACCATAACAGTTTCACTTCTGGTGTTTCTTCTTGCTCTAATAATTACTTCATCTATTTGAGAAGATAATTTTATTAACGTAACATCTAATAATCCACCACTTGTTGTTATTTCTTTAGTTTCATATCCTATAAAAGAAAAAATAACTACAACATTTTCCGATGGTAAATCTAAAGAATATAATCCATCAAAATCAGATATAGTTCCGGTTACAGTTCCTTTTATTATAATATTAGAAAAAAGTATTGGTTGATTTTCCTCATCCAATACCTTTCCACTTATCGTTTGAGCGAAGGTTGGGGCTGATAATAATATCAGTAATCCCATTAAAAGTTTTTTCATATTATTTAATCCAACCAATCATCCATTCGGTACCTGAACCAATTGTTATATCGTTTATGAACCAAGAATCATCTAAAGTTGATGTTGTTTGTGAGAAATCACAATCTTTGAAATTAGTTCCATTGTTAGTAACTTCTGAATTTGCCACAAATAGTTCACCACTACTAACATTATTTAAAGTGATTTGGTCTGAAACTCTAACTCCATACTTAGGGAATCCACTAATCGATGCATAATAAATTTTACCTTTAGTACCTTCTCTCAATCTCATACCAGTATTAGAACCATCTCCATCATCAACCCCAATTAAAGTAATGTTTGAAAGAGTTGGATTTGAGTAAGGAGATAAAGTATTATCATCACCATTGTTATCGGCTTCAATACCTCTATCACCACCATCTGGTCCTTGCTGAACATACCAATATTGTCCTTTACCTCTCCAACCATGAGTCCAATCAAATGAATCATCTTGACTGTGAGTAGAAACCGCATATCTTACATTTACAGTTCCACCGAAGAATTCAATACCATCATCTGCTCCTTTATAGGATTGGATATATTCTACATCAGTTCCACTACCAACACCATTAAATGAGAATCCATTTAATTCATTATCAGTACCTAAGATTTTTCCAGCATACTCAACTCTAACATATCTTAAAGTACCTGAGTTATCCGAATCATCATCACCACCATAAATACCAGTACCACCTTCTCCTTCAGCAGTAAGACCTGTGTTTAATTTAGCAAACCCATTGATGATAATTCCACCCCAAGTTCCATATGTTGGATTGTTTGAAAGAGGTGTGAATATGATTGGATTGTTTTGCGAACCTTGAATGTTTACTTTACCTCCTTGCTGAACTGATAGGAAAGTTGTAACATTAGTATCTGCGTAAATTGTTTGTCCATCTAAGATAGAAAGTGTAAATCCATCTTCAACGAAAACACCGCCTGATAATAACCACTTATCAGAACTTGATAAAACCAAATCAATGTTGATGTTACCTTCTAATTTTTTATATAGAATACCATCAATATTCACATCCGATACGATGTAAGTTGTATTTTCTATTTCAATAATTTCTGGAGTACATGCCGTAAAAAAAGTTACTACGGTAATGAGGGTAAATAATAATTGTTTCATATAATTGTATAATTGTAAAATTTATTTCTTACAATACATACTATCCCATATTAGTTTGTATGTTAACTAATCGTTATCATTTAATTATATAAAAAAACCCCACCATTTCTGATGAGGGTCTTAAAATTCATAATCAGTTACGTATACATTATTTAGATAAGTGAAATACTAAAAGTATCTCCTTGACCAATAGTATCTAAGATATCTAACCCTTCAACTACAGTACCAAACGCGGTATGTTGTCCGTCTAAATGCTGTGTACCTTGTCGGTTATGACAAATGAAGAATTGTGAACTACCTGTGTTTGGTCCCGCATGTGCCATCGATAATGTTCCTCTATCATGTCGTTGTTTGTCCGCACCTCTATGTTCACACATTATTTTAGTTCCTGAACCACCAGTACCGTTACCTTGTGGACATCCTCCCTGTACCATGAAGTTTGGTATTACTCTGTGGAATTTCATATCATTATAAAATCCTTCACTAATTAGTTTTGTAAAGTTAGCAACTGTCTTTGGTGTTGCGTCATTAAATAGTTCGGCAACCATGTCACCTTTACTTGTTGTAAATTTTACTTTCATTTGTTTTGTTTAAGTTATTATTTTTTATTGTGTCTAATCCATTAATCCCACCATCCTCGGATGTTATGAGATATAAATTCCCATACTAATTTCTCAGCACGTTTCTGTTTATCTTGTGATTGTTTAAATAGTTTATCAAAGGTCTCTTTAACTTCATCTTTGTTCTCCCACTTTTCGTATTCATATTTAAGATATGAAGACTTATCTCCTTTTCCAGTATCTTCAAACCACCATTTCAATACATTATCACCGTATATTGATTTCATTTGTTCTTGATACTCTGACCCGTATTCTTCATCGTAAACTTTATCAAGAAGTTCAATAGCAGTTTTAATTCTTTTAGCTCTTTCATTAGCGTTTACCGTTATTGAAGTAGGGGAACACATATGTTTCTCAGTGCGTATTAATTGATATTTAAATAAATCAATCGCATAACTATAATCAAAATCATATCCTTTCCAAATCATTGGTAGGAAATCTATCACTCTTTTGATTTGTCTATATTTTCTTTTAAACCAGTACACCATAATCATAATGATAGTAAATACATTTGTAATAAACAACAAAAACCCCCACATTTCTGTGAGGGTTTTAGAATTCATAATCAATTGAACTTATAATTGAGATTCCGCAGTAACAACTAAATTAGAGAAACTCCATCCTCCACCTTTATATTCAACTGAATCTTTAGTGTAATTACATAGAGTACCGTGTGAACATTCACCTCCATTATCTTTGTACCACTTAGTAGGTTCGTCATCACCAGGTGACCAATCACCATGATAAGAAGGTGTAAACCACCATCCGACTTCCATCCCATCTTTCAACATAGACATATCTAAAGAAGAGCCATCACCAACAGATGAGTCAGTCATATCAAATACTTTAACACTACTATCTCCTTGAGAAAGTGTAATTACCATATTAGTATAGTCATCATTAAAAACTGTTACCATATGAAATGGTTTAGTTGGGTCAATCTTACCAACTAAACTATGAACTCCACCAAGTGTTGATGATGTCATTTCATCCCAATTCCAACAGTCAGTATTCGCAGCTTCGGTATATGAGACTTCCCATCTTTGTTTACCTTTTTTAACTGTGTCTAAATGTAACGTATGTTGAAACATTTTATTACCATTAGTTTCTAATAAATCAATCTCATTACAAAAATCACATTTTTCATATTCTGCATCACAGTATTTATCACCAATAGGTTGTACATCACTAGTAACTAAGTACATCGCAGCATTTAAGTAATCACCAGTCCACCCGTCATTTTGTTGTAACCCTGATAAGTCAATGTCAACTTCAATTTTACTGATATTTTTATATCCATTTTTTGAACACACTCTACCCGCAGCAGGATTTCCTTCTGTACCGAAACTTACACCTCCAGAACTAACTACCGGGTTAGACCCACATTTTTGATAATCAACATCAAATTCAGGTATAAAAGTAGTTTGAGTTAATTCCTCAGGACATATACACGGGTCTTTAAATGGACACGGACACCCTTCTAAACCAACAGGTGTAACTTTACCTGTCGTAGCCTCTACACTTACAAATCCCTTACTTGTTGTGAAGATATATTGAGCAACATTGAATCCTGGTTCTAATGGTCTTCTTAATACTACCTCAGACCAATCAGCCACCCCTTCAACTCCTGTACCATATCCCGCATCTAATAATAATTGTTCAGCGTCCTCTAGTGTAAGCTTTACAGGTAACTTAATCACCTCATCTTCCATAAAAGGTTCATTGATAACTTTGGTTACCACTTTACCTTTGGATGTACATACCACTTCAATTGTAGTGTTTTTTACACCTTCAAATACTGACCTTACTTGATTAAGTTCTTTAGTCGCATTTGATTCATAGAATAACGCAGCTTCGTTAATTTCTTTAGCAGAAAACTCTGTTTTTTCAACCATCTCATTGAAGGTTAACTTTTCTTTAGGATTACAACTCATAATGAGTAATCCACATACTAATGTTAATAATGTTTTGTTCATTTATTTAATCATTTTTTATTTTATTTTTCTTTAGAGCAACATTCTGATGATTCTCCACCTTCAGGAATTGGTGTACCTACCGGATACGGTGAACCTTCTTTAGCTGCCGTAACTGATTTTTCACCGTTCTTTACTGGAACCGCTTTACGTAACGGAACTGCCGCTTCATTAAGTGGACCATATACTTTAGCTAATACAATACCTGTTGATGTAGTATCAAAAATAACACCTGGCATCGCAAACATATTACTTTCACTTGTTTGTGCCGAATCCATATTGATGATGAATGAACGATTTACCGGTGCTGACCATTCCCAATCTTTAGTCTTAGGATTAAATTGTGGTATAGTATCTGATGAATCAAAATACCAAAAGTAGGACCACACATATTTTTCATTCCATATAGTACTCCCATCGTTTCCTGGGTATTCAAAATCTTTCTTTGTATTAAACTCACCGTTAGTACCCGTTACTTTAGCCCAACTAGGACTGACACCTTCCATCGCTAAACTAGCTATTGACGGCCCATCTAACACAGGACAGATAGCGCAACCTTCATCATATTCTACTCCCTGTACTATAATTTTCTTACCTGTTGGTACCGCACTTGATGCTCCACAGAATGCGTACGCTCCATTATGTATTCTTAATACACCTCTATCTCCATTATGATTTTCATCATTTTTATTACAACCTAATAACATTAAGGTTGCTGCAATTGTTAATAATATACTTTTCATTTTAATTTTAATTTATTTTTATTTTTATTTTTATGCTGAACGATAGACTAAAAAGTCTTGTGCTGCGTTTTCACTGTCAGGTCTTGCAATTTTCCATAACGTAGATGCATCATCTTTTAGGAATACAGGACCACCCATAAATTCAATATGTCTAGTATTAGTACCAGCCCAACTAAAAGATGGACAAACATTAGAACATAACCCTTCTCCAAACGTGCTAGTTATTTCACCATCTGACATTACGTCAAAATCACCTCTGTCTAAATTACCTTCATGCCATTTTTCAAAACCTCCATCATTATCGTAGAAGTCTTTCATTTCAAGTTCACCAGGGAAATCAGGTTTACTGTTATTGGTTTTAGTCCATTCGTGATTATCCCCATCACCTGTTGTAATACCCATAACAAAGTAGTCACCAATAGTAACGTGCCACTCATCCCATGATTTGGTTTCACCAGGTTTTAAAACACCATTTTTTGTAGGTTTATCATTTAATTTAGGTGACTCATAAAGTGCGTACTCTACAGGTACCTGTGTCTTGTTTGTAATTTTTAATTCTACACTCATAATTTTATTTATTTAATCGTTTAATTATTGATTATTATTAGTTAATTTACCATAAATATACATACTCGCAAATATCAAGAATATTATCCCAATAATTGGACTGTCAATAACTCGAATGAATCCCCACGGCATATCCTCAGGTGTTTGGGTATAAGCTAATCCTATGGTAAAACCAATAAGTCCCGTTATTAATAAATGTACTACTTTTGCAATTACGAATGACAGTAAACCTGCCCAAAATCCTTTTTTCATTTTTTTTGTTTTTTTTGTTTTTTATCTTTATTAATTATGTTTCCGTACTCGTCACATAAAGGTGCTGTAACAATTTCGTAGATAAGGAATACCCACGATATTAAAAGTCCACTTACAACTATTTTAACAAATACCATACTTTATGTTTTTTAAAATATATAAAACAGCGTAGGTTAATCCATAGTTAATTACCTATAAAGGACCTATTTATTGTTTATTTATATATATCACCAACTATTATTAAAGTCTATGGCGCACCCTATTTTACATTCTAAATCTTCCGCTAAACAGTTTGGTGGAAATCCTGAAGATTACTTACATATTCATAATTGGTTTGATGAGACTAAATCATGGATTGGTACATCTTTTCATAGAGTATTTAGACACCACTCTGAAGGCATATTTGAATGTGAGAAAGTTTTTGGTGAGTCATTTTTAAATTCGGACGGTAAAGAAGTTTACGTTCGTTACATCGGTGAACAACACGTTAAGGAAGATTGTAATAACTACATTCCATCAGCAAAAGAATGGGTAGATGCATTAAATTCTAATGAAAAACCTATATGGATGATGAAAACTATAAAATTAAAGTTCACTGACTAATATTTATATATAAAAACTATCATGGAACAGAAATATAAAGTACTATTTAATTTAATTAACCCTTCGTTTATAAAGTCGGGATGTAAAAGAATATCCATTGAATTTGGGGACGACTTTAATAGTTACCATAATGGTTACGAATGTGGTAGTAACTCAAAAACAATACCCTTTTTAATCCCTGTTGAGCGTGAATTAAGTGAGTATATGGAAGAATCGGTAGGTGATGACACTTGGAATGAAGAGGCTGACCAAGAATATTACAGTTATGAATTAGTGATAAATCCTGAATTTAGAAGTGTTGAGATATTTGGTATTTATACCGCTTACGGTACTGAACCAATTGAGGAAACCGTAATTGAGATGGAAGAAGAACCTGAAGAATTTAAACCTATCTTTGATTACCTAAACGATGAAAGGTCCGACATATTAGAAGTTAATGTAGACGCTGGTGGGGATAGTGGTTGGATTCATGACACAAATGATGACGTAAATGGTAAGAGTATTACCACTTCAAACCAAATGGAAGAAGTATGTCTTAGATTACTAAACCAACATCCTGGTTGGGAGATTAATGAAGGTTCTCACGCTAAGTTTACATTTGACCCACACAGAAATATACTCATTTTTGAATTCGCATATAATACTGAAGAACAAGGTAGTGAATTAATATCTTCAGAGAAATTTTAGTGATTATACAATTTTATCTCCAAACATTAACTCTCGTTTCCATTTAAGGTCTTTGGACTTATAACTTAAATAACTTGTTATTCCTGAAATTAAGGCTTCCTCATATGTTTCATAATCTAAATCTGATACTCCCAAGTTTGTTTCATCACATAAGATATCATCTTCTTTTTCGAAATCGTTAACATCTATAACTGAATAATAATAATATAATTTTGGTCCTTCACTACCGTTTCTAAATGGTAATGATGTTATATATACATGTTGTCGTCTTAGCCATGAAAGTATATCTTCATAATCTGGATACTTTTCCAATACTTTAGTACCTCCAACATCGATAGTTCGAAACGGATACATACAAGTTTGTAGTTGTTTTAAAATTTCAGGAGTAATTTGCATATAATTAGTTTTATTCAAAGTTAAACTAAAAAATAAGATTAATCAACTATTCTACCGATTTTTTAAATTCTTCACCACCTACTACGTTGTAGTCTGCCGTATCACATAGGAAACCAAGTATGTTATAAATTTTACTATCAACATAATTTCTTAATACATCACCAATTTCGTAACCTATCTCCTCTACGATACCCTCGTCTAAATCGGTATTATTATTCCATAAATCACCTAACATATAATCTTCTCCTGTAGTGAGTAATGTAACTGAAGATGTTTCCCCATTAATTACAGCATCAACTTCATAATAAATCTCTTTACCCTTAACCTTTGATGTTTCATTATTAAAACTAATAATAATTCCATTGATTTCGAACCCACCACTGAAATATCTAAAAGGTTTACCTATTTCTAACCTATCTTCGAGTACCTTCATCATGTTTTCTAAACCACCAAAATACTCTAACTTATAATCAAATATCGTTTCAGTGTCATCACTATTACTATCATCTAAATCTAAATAATGGTAAATTGGTTTAGCATCAATACCTTTGTCATCCCAATATTTAAATAATGTCTCCTTTTTAGTGTCACCTTCCTGTAAATTTTCCTCACTCTTTAAAAACTGTTCTTGATTTTTAATTATAAACTCATAAAAGTAATCTAAAGGTTTTTGTGTTTGAGTGTCTTTATATTTTATAGATAAGACCTGGTAATCCTTGTCCATCGTACCTTGTTTCAAACTCTTTATTAAGATACTAAAAATATGAGAAAATAACGCAAACATCCTTATGTCTACACCTGTGTAGTTTTCTTTGATTATATTCTCAAGAATTGATAATAGTTTCATTACAGATAAATATACTTAAATCTTAGTTTGTTGCTCTGTAAAATCTTTTCTATCCTCTTTATTTACCCATAATTCGTGACCTTCCAATGAACTATGATTTAATTCAATCCAGTTTGGTACTAATTCTCTTTGGTGGTTCTCCCAAATATGATACGTTAATTGTTCAATACTTTTACTGAGGTATGTCGCGCTATGGGGGAAGTCTTCCATCACCATTTGATTATAGACGCTCCACTCATATTTGTGACTCTGTTCCTTAACAAATGGGTTTCTTTCTGAGTAACGCTCTATCGTACTCATATCTTTGTACATAAAAACCACTAACACATCTTTTAACGTATTATTTATTCTATGTAAGTGACAGGACTGTGATGGTCCAAATGAAACAAACTTATTATCTTTATTCTTATCATAAAACTTAAGTAAACCATCATCATCATTATATCCATCTAAGCTCCAAGCGTCTTCTCCTCTTTTTTCTTCCAATTTAAAATCATGAGATATTATCTTAGTCGCTATTTTATTACCTGCACCATGAGGACCTGTAACTATAATTTTTTTATAGTCACCAATAATTAATTTTAAATGTTTATAATCTTTAGTCATTTTTTTTATTATTTTCAGATATTATCTTACCCAAATTATCTCCGTATAAATTAGGGAACTCATATTTAATTTCTTTTAAAGGAATAACTAAACCTTTATGTTGGTTTATCCTCTCTACTCCTCGTATTTCATTCAACATAAACTCGTAAAAATCCATACTTTGTTTAGACCTAAAAACCTCTTTTATTATTTTTTGTATATAAGTGTATTCTTTATTTTGCAAATCTACACCAGTAACACTTTTAGCTCTACCCCAAATAAATTCAACTTTATCAGTTATTTCTATCGAGTACGTTTCAGAGTCATCTTCAAATATGTCCCTTAGAAAAATTTGTTTGTTACCATGAAAAATTTGTTTGTTACCATTTATTTCAATACTATAGTATTTTTGAATAAAATTAACTATATTCTTCTCCATTATTAGTTTCTTTTAATATTGAACAATAATAATAATCACCTGTTGTTTTAGATTTATTCCTCAAGTACTTTCTAACTGATTCTGAGTCATACTCCTTTAATAACCTATCTGCGTACACATATTTATATTTATCCCATACGTCTTCTCTTTCAATATTTTCAATGAGTCTTTTACGTTCCATATTTTAATGCTTTCTTTTATGTTGTATCAAATAATTCTAATTGGACAGCGGTGCTTTAATACTTGGGTGAAATTCATATCCTTTTATTTCATAATCAAATTCACCATTTAATATATCTACATTAGATACTTTTATTTTTGGTAAATCAAATGAGGTTCTTTCCATTTGTTCTTTAGCTTGTTCAATATGATTCAAATATAAATGAGTGTCACCTAAATTACCAATCAATTCATCAGGAATCATGTTAACCTCTTCCGCAATTAAACATAGTAGAGCAGCATAGCTTGCAATATTAAATGGAAGACCTAAGAACGTATCAACACTTCTTTGATTCCACATTAAAGAGATTGCTCTATATTTTCCAGGATTTACAATCTTTTCATATCTAGTGGTTAATCTTGTATATACTTGAAATCCATAATGACATGGAGGTAAGGTCATTAAATTTAATTCACCCATATTCCAAGCGTTAACCATAAGTCTACGCGAGTCAGGATTTGTTTTAATATCATCAATAAGTGTTTTAATTTGGTCAATACCTTTTTCAGTATAACTTTGCAAAGTATCACCTTCAAATATTTGCTCACCTTCTTGAAACCAATTTCTCCATTGTGCCCCATATACCGGACCTAATTCTCCCCATTTTTTAGCAAACTCATCATCGGTTTTGATTTTGTTGATGAATTCTTCTTGACTGGGTAACGATGATTGAATACCTATCATTGGTGAAAATGTGTTCTTAAATGATTTGTAACAGTCCCCATCCCAAATATGACAATTATTATCAACCAAATATTTAATATTAGTGTCACCTTTTAAGAACCACTTTAATTCAGTCATCATAGTTTTGACTGCCATCTTCTTTGTGGTTAACAAAGGAAACCCATCTTTCATATTATGTCTGATAGTGTATCCAAAAATAGATTTAGTACCTGTCCCTGTTCTATCAGATTTTTCTATACCATACTCTAATATCGACTCTAAAAGTTTCTTATATTGATTATCTAATGAATTCATAGGTTAGTTATTAACTGTGTATATACTCAATTATCGTTGATTTAATAGGTACCCTAATAATCGGTACACTCGCACCTGTTGATGGTTGTTTTTGTCTTACCTCATAATAGTTATCGTAATCTTTAATTGTTGTAACGTTTGGATATTCTATTATATGTGTTTTATCCATATCAGGTTTATAAACCATCGTATGTTTACTTGTGTTAAATGTTAGTTTTATCATAATTTTATATTTTTTTAAGGCATTAAAAAACCTTTCCTCTAAAATAGAAGAAAGGTTATAATTTGTCAATGAAATACGTTATTTATGTTCCAATAACTAACTCATCATAATTTAATTTTTCCATACCCTGTAAACCTTCCTCAGCCTCATCGTACATAAAAGATTTAACAACTGAAACTAAACTCTGTTCTGATTGAGCAACTTTACTTTCCATCCAATCATCAATTTGTTCACAGTCTTCCATCTGTTCCCACATTTTATAGGCTAATGTCGCAATAGTAAATAATTGTTGTTTGGCCATATAAGAACCTTTGTGGGACTTCTCGTTAATATTTGATTTTAACTTACGTAGTTGGGTTTCCGTTATAATAATATTTGACATGTCTTGTTTTCTTTTATTATAAATATAAGTAATAACATAAAATATCGTTTATAAAAATAAAAAAGGTGAAGATTTCTCCTCACCCTTTATGGGACCGACCTTAATTTTGGCTGTCGGACAAACTCCACCACCCTATTTAATCTAATAGGGAAATCTATCTTTCCTTAACCTTCTCATATTTTATCTATTATTAATCATCCATCCCTAATTTACGTTCAAAATAATTTGCTTCTTGTACCACTTCAGGATTTTGTTTGATTGTCTGCATCGCAATCATGTCTTTCATTCTCGTTGTTGACCATCCATGAGCTCGACTTGTATATATTACTTTAGGTGGTAAGTCATCGCCTGTAAAAGATTTACCTATATAGTCTTCACCTAAAATTCTTATATCAGGCTTAAAATAATTAATTAACCCATATAACTCTTCTTCAGTTTGGTAAACATATACTTCGTCAATATATTGAATCGCCATTAATGTTCTATATCTTTCATATAATGGCACTACTGGCTTATACTTAGATTTCCTGTGTAGTGACGGGTCCTTTTGTAAAAATACTATGAATTTATCACAATGTTTTTTCGCGTCTTCAAATGTATAGATGTAACCAGGGTGCATTAAATCAAAATTACCGGCAGTAAACCCTATAATCTCTTTCTTTTCACTCATAATTTAAAACTTTTTTTATAATTTTTTTCTTCTTTAACTACTTCATCGATAGTCATAATTTGTTTTATATGATAAGAAGTATTATCGGTCATGTAAAGTATTAACTCACCAAAAATATCCTCTATTTCATGAATAACTTTAATTACCTTCTCATCTTTGGGTACTACATAATCACCTACCTTAAACATTTCTAAGTTGCTTTAGTTTAATACCTAAAAGGTCTAATGTATTTTTATCCTTTATCGTTTTCTTAGTCTTTTTCTTAATCTCATTGATTAATCCTTCAATATATTTAACCTCAGGATTTATTTCCTCAACAACTTTAACTGTTTTATCCACTTTAAAACCGTTTATCTTGTTTTTAAGGTACACTGATAATAAATCTATGACTTTGTATGATAAGTAGAATCCGAGACAAATAAGACCTACCTCTACAAGTTTATCTGTACCAACAAACTTAACTGTGATTAACATAAAGATTAAGATTAGAACCATCTTAATCATACTCCATAAATTATTAATTATTTTTACCATTTTTAATGTGTTTTAGATTTTTGAATTGCGTACTCAGCTAAACTAATTTTTTCGACATTACCTATTACCATTGAAGACCTTAATAATTCGTATGGTATGTGAAGAAGAAAATCTTTACCGTTGGAAGTGGTTAAATCCTCTTTAAGTTCCAAACAAGAGTGAACCATCTTAATATAAATCTTAAATTGTATATCATCATCAAAACTTTTTGCTTGAAGGATTCCGTACTTTGGGTGTTCAATTTTTATCGTTTTCATATTTTTCTTTTAATTTATTAAAATACTCTTGATACGGTTTAACGTATGTCTCCGTTAAATAATCATCTATAATTTCAGGGTTATTAGTTAGAACTTCTTTAAGCTCATCACACATTTTAAATTCACACACATCTTTAATCGGTAAACATTTACTGTCCTCAGTAAAAATTACAGTGTCCCCATCAAATGATTCAATAGATTCAATAATGTGTGTTGAACCGTTTTTAATATCTTTTATTTTATCCCCTTTTTCCATATTCCAAATATACGTTTAATTATTGATTTATCCTATTACTTTCGGTTATTATTTATTATCAACGTACTCATTACCGTTCCATTTATAACCGTAACCGTCATACATAATAACACCATCATCATCAAGAGTAGCACCAACAGCACCTGTCTCCTCTATAAAATGTTCTACAGAACCATGCTCTACAGGTTTAGGTGAAAACACCATAGTCTTTAATAAGAACAAAACTAAAATAATTCCAATTATCCAACCTCCAACCCTACCCGACATTGAGAATATATTCCCAATACCTTTTAGTAGTTGTGAACCAAATGTTAAAACGAAACCGATAACGACTAATGTGATAATTCCTTCCATAATTTATTTTTTTATTTATACAAATATAAGCAATATTTTACACATATACTAATTATTGAGCATAAAAAAACCTCAGTCGGTTAGGACTGAGGTTAAGGAAGATATATAATAGAGTATAGAACGCTGAGATTATACGTTTATAACGACTTGTCTTTAGTGAGATTACCCTATATCGGTTGCTCATGTATCCACTCTCGTTGCCGAAAGTATCAAGTCAGTGTCGGTTATTTGAGTGAACCACTCTTATCGTTAACAACCACTCAACTACTACTTTACTCTGTTAAACCTTGCGAGTTCACTAAGGGATTGCTATCCCACCAGGTATTTTGTAATCAACATCGGAAGACTTGCGGTCTTACAATGACTTCGTTAGTCTGACGACTCGAAGTGTTAGACACCTTTCGTTGTTAACGCCCGAAGAACTTTAGCTCTCTTTTATGTTTATATAAAAGTAACTATGGAAATTTGAAAGATGTGCTTCGGGAGAAGTTTCGTTTCTTTTGAAAACAAAATGCTTCACACCTCTCTGTAAGTCTGTCAACCTACGGTATTTCAGGAACACGTTAACTTAACGTATCGGAATCCCCTCATACTGGTACTCAGCCCTACAACACCTGACAGGGTGTGTCGAACCGTCACCTGTAGCTTTTCCTATTGATATCACTATCGCAACTCTGATATTCCATGGATTCAGAGTGGTCTCATCCCCTTAGCAGTTGCCCTTAGGGTCTCGACCGTAGCCACTTTGTTTAGTTGTCAGAGTAAACTCTGCGGATATTCACGGTATACTATTCCCGTTTCAATCCCTTTAGTCCCATTGCTGGGGTTATCTAACGACGCTAAACCGCCGGTAAATGTCTCACTTAACCTTTTAAGAAAAAAAGGGGTTAATCTTTTAAATTTCTTCCACAAACTGTGTTAGTTAAGATTGACATTAATAATATTTCAAAGAACATTTTCAGTACTCTTACTGATTTCTTATGACAAATGTAAAACAATTTTTTTAATCTGTCAAACTTTTTTTTAAAAACTTTTATAAAATTCAGTAGGGTAAGATATAAATACTCCCATAAACTCTAAAAGTAATACAAACATACAAAAAAATTCCCTTCAGACAAGCCCTTTAAGGGTTTTTTTCATATTTTACTTTAAAATAGTTAAATTTAAAGGATGTTACCATCAATTTTAGTACTAAAGTATTTCTCTAACGCACCTAATCTATCGTCAGCATCTACCAACATCACTAGTGCTTCTTCAGCATTTTTATAGAAGTCACCTGTTGAGTGGTCTCCGATTCCTACCCCATTGTTACCAAGTAATTCAAGAGATAATAATGCCTTTGCTTTATCTGCCTGTGCAGATGTTCTTAACATGTTTACTAATTTGTTCATTTTAAAATTATATTTATAAGTTTATTAAATTGTTTAGTCATTGGTTGTGGTAACTCATCTTTACCAAAATATCCGAATTCAGTATGTTCGTCACCATCAGGTGCATTTTCTAAGTCAGGGTAAATTTCCTCATTAACATCCATTAAGTAACAATAGAACGTCCCTTTCTTTTTAGACCCATCTCTATTATATCTTTTGATAATCGCAGCAAAATCAATATCTTCAATAACAGGTAAATTCGTTTCTTCTGTAAATTCTCTCACAGCACCATCCTTAGTATTTTCACCTTCCTCTACACTTCCTGCCGGACAGGACCAAAACCCTGGTAACGTTGTTTCTGAATTCCTCTTACAAAGTAAAACTTTGTTATCACATCTTACGATAATTCCCGCGTATTTTTTCATTTATTACTTGTTATGTATATTTATATGGTATGAAAGTAATTATAAAAAATAATATTTTAAAAGTCAAAGTTTCTTCCACTAAAAAATCCATAACTGATGGAATGATGGGAAAAAGATTTGACGAGTCCTTTGATGGTATGTTATTTTTTATGCCTGAACTTACCGAACAAAGTTTTTGGATGTATAATTGTATCATACCATTAGACATTATTTTCATAGATGGAACAACAATAACTAAAATTCATTCTAACTGTCAACCATGTAATGATAAGAAAAATTGTGAATCATATCAAGGATTTGGTAATACTGTTTTAGAGGTTGAAGGTGGATTCTGTGAAAATCACGGCATAAAAAAAGGAGACAACGTCTCCTTCTCTTTAATATAATTTAGATTATTACCTATTAAGTGCTGTTGAGGTTTCAATACCAACAATACCATCTATTAAATTAAGTCCTTCATCTTTTTGAAATTTTTTAATTGCTTTCATAGTCATCGTACCAAATATACCATCAATACCCTCTTCACCTAAGTCGTAATTCTTTTCATCTAAAATCTTTTGAATTTCTTCAACGCCTTCCCCTCTAGAACCCATAGATATTAGTTCAGAATTATCTCCATTACTAATTATATCCTTAATAGTAATCTCGGCATTACTAACGTTACCCTCAATTTTATCAACTACTTGGTTTGGTTCAATAATAATTAATTCACCCCCTTCAAGACTAGATTTTAAATATGGCCAAGGGTCAATCGTTCCACTTGTATAACCTCTTCTTTTTTCATACATAGAGAAATGTAAGTGTGGATGAGTTCCTTTAGCGTTACCAGTATTACCTACTGTACCAATAAACGTACCTATATTTATTTTATCACCTTTTTTAATTTCGTTAGATACTGAATCTAAATGACAATAGTAATATACGATACCGTTAGTAAGTACACTAACAGCTCTACCACCAACACCTATATCTTTTCTTTGGATTTTATATACCTCACCATTCGTTGCAGAAATTAGTGGTGTACCTTTAGGTGCAAATATATCAACACCTAAATGACCTCCTCTATGTTGATGTTTAGCGTCTCCTGAACCATAATCACTGTTGTGAATTGCTTCATCTTTATTTAATACCTTTTTTTTACCTCTACCTAAACCAGACTCATCATACCCTACATTGAATTCTTCATTACCTATTGGAAAAATAAATCCAGCAACCTCATTTAAAACTGACTCATTTAACCCTTTAGACTCATTGATTTTTTCCTTAAGTTTTCTTACGAATTCTTTTTGTATCATTTTAACAAACTTAACATACGGTGAATCACCTCTGTCTTTATTGTATGAGTATTTACCTTGAGGTTTTCTCTTTCCTCTTCCAAAGTAGTTTAGTGCCGATATATTTGTAATACATTTGTGACCACCTGAGTTCGCTTGAATCATTTCCCATGCTGGTACACCTAACTTATCTAATATTGCCCATTCGTCTTCAGTTAACTTAGTTGAAGGTTTGTCCATTATGACTTTTAGTTTTTCCATGTAGGCTTCTCCACCATCCATAGAACGAACTTTATCACCGTAAAAAGCCTCTAAATCTGCATTTGTAAACCCAACTGACTCCTCACCAAATTGTTTATTACCTTCAGATATCCATTTGATAGTCGATAAAGGAATTATCTTTTCTCTTAATTGACTCTCCCATTTACTTAATACTTCTTGGGCTATATCCCCTAAGTTAACACCTTTTAATTCTCTTTCACCTTTGAATGGATTACATGATGCTTGTACTAATCCCATTGGCCAAGCAATAACTATAAAGTCCGCTTCAGGATTATTTTTGAATGGAGTATAACGGTCATAAGAACCAGGTTTAAACATTGAACCACCTCCGTATTGTACTATAATACCATCATCAACATAAACTTTATCACTATCTTTTTGTTTCTGAACGTAGTCTTTCTGATGTAACGCCATCTCTTCTGGTAAGGCATAACCTTTTTCCGCAGCTAATCTATTAATATTTTGGAATATGTTTAAAAGTGAAGGTTGCGAAGACATAACTAAATCTTCCATAAATCCTGGTTTATTTTTATACGCTAACATAAGTTTGTTAGTCGCTAAACCTAACGCCATTTTATTTTTCTGTAATGACTTATCTTTTTGTAGTTTAAATACAAAATTCATAATATCTTGTGGTTCCAACCCATATTTAGCAAAATCGGCAGAATCAACTGTAGATATTAACCTGATATCATCAGATGTGAAGATATCTTTTGGTGACATTATTTGCGATAATGTTTCTACATTAGACCGTGATGACCTAAATGATGTTGAAGTATCACCTTCTACCCCAGTTTGACTATCATGGTGGTCAGTATGTACAACAAACATTGGTTTACCGTGAGCGAAGTCAACTAAAACCGGCATTGTGTCATCTTGTGCGTCTTGTTTTTTAACTGCAAACTCCTTATCCCCATATTGTATTATTTCAGAATCAACTACTTTAATTCCGTTATTCTCTAAATAATTTTTCATAGCTAAGGCAGTTGTTACACCATCTAAATCTTGATGAAAATATATTTTAGCTTTCTCATATCTTTTAGATAAGTCGTTGATGTTTCTTAACCCCGATTCTTTAATTATTTTTTTCATGATATAAACATATTACTTTCTTTTTTTCTTCTATTCTTAAGACCATTATTCGAAGCCTTGTATTTTAGAATACTTTCAGTTGCTTTTTTATTTTGACCCAATTTGACGTACTGTATGAATCTTGACATCCTAACAGAGTCACATCCACTATTAAAAACTAAAGACACTAACGAATCAAATTGTCCTTGTGTCAACATATAAGTCTCTAAACCCTTATCTTTCCATTCCCCTAAAAATCTTCTAACACAGTCAGCCGCCTCCGACGCATCTTTATAAAGTAAGTCTAAGGACTGTTCTTTATTTATCACTAACCCTGGTTTTACGTCTTTACCGGTATGACCATAACCTATTGTCCATACGTCGCTAGTGTCTTTATATGCCTTTAAAACGGGTTCTTTTATTGAACCGTTAGGTTTTTCTGGGTCACCTTCTTCAAACTTAATAAAGTCCCAAAAAACTTGGCTAGCCTTCATAGTCGTCCCATCTTTCTTGTCTTCTGCGTTCTCAATTAGATACATTTTACGTATTTTAGATGATTCCGATTCTTTTATTATTAATCTTGACATAAAACTTTTATTAATAAATATCTACAATAACAAAAAACCCCTCACTTTGTAGGGGTTTCATGAATTAATGATATTGAACATGCGATTACATTATCAAACCATGTTCTTTGTAGTCCATTTAGGTTTTCTTTTTTAAATGTTTTAATATGGTTATCTATAGTTACAATAGTGATACTATTCTTGTTATTAATTCTAATCTCTCGAATGTTCATCTAACACTAATTTTAACTGTTTTTGTTCGGTCTGATACGTTTTAATACGTTCCCTAGCGACATCACAATAACCTTTACTAATGTCGATACCAATCCATGGTCTACCTAACATCTCAGCAGCTAAACACGTTGTACCACTTCCGTTAAATGGGTCCATAATCACATCTTCTTTATAAGATAGGATTTTAATTGCTCTATATGGTATATCTAATGAGAAAGTAGCCTTTGTTTTTTGTCTTGTATCCGCAAAATAATTCCATTGGCCAAATACTAAAGACATAAAATCTTTCTTATCTTTATCCTCATAAACTAATTTTTTTCTAAATTCTCCCTCTATTTTTTCATTAGGTACCATCTGAAACTCTCCTTTCCATTGGGGCGTTCCCTTTATATCTTTCTTATGTTTTTTCTTATACGCAAGTATTACACACTCCTTAGGGTTATATATGTATGGTGAAGATGGACTCATCCAACTTCCCCAAGCAGTTGTCTTTGAACGGTGAGGGGAGTCTTCCTCTAAATCAACAATACCAAAGAAACCAAATCCAATTTCCTTCATAATCATCCAAAACTCAGCAGAAAAATAAATTCTACCACCTTTAGTTTGTCTATTTATTTCATAAGGAATATTTAAAGCCACACGACCATCATCTTTAAGCACCCTATAGGTCTCTCTTAACCATTCTCTAGTAAATTTCCAATACTCGGCAATTTCTTTATCGTCATCCCAACTATCATAATCAATACCAACACCATAAGGTGGGCTAGTAACCACTAAATCTATTGATTTTTCATTCATTTCTGACATCAGTTTTCTTCCGTCACCTGAATATATTTTATTTTTTTCCATTTTTTAACAAGGTATTTCTTTTATAGTTAATAATTCATCTTTTAAGTTTTGTAAGGCGATTTGATACCCTAAATTTATAGATAATTGCATTAATAGAAAATCATTGGTACCATTATTTGCTTCAGTAAAAGATTCTAAATATTCTCTTGTTGGTGTGGCCACAATTCCTCTATCGAGTTTAGTTAATTCTTGTTCGATGTAATCTAATGTTGTCTGATTCATAATTTAATTTTGGGTTTCTATTGTTTTAATTCTTCTATCTAAATACCATAAAGCTTTTTTCAAATCTTGAACAGGTGGGTTATCGTCTTTCTTACCACTTCTTATAATATATTTTAATACATTAAAAAGATACGCATCTTTATCTATTCCGGTCGCTTCAGCAATTTTAACGACCTCATACGGATTATCTTCACCCCCATAATGTTCAGGATGTGTTACTAGTTCTTTTTTATTCATCTACTTTTTATTTGACTTTAAGACATAATAACCCTTACCGTTCTCACTTTCAATAACAATATTATCATCAATTAATTTATCTAATAATACCTTAGTTTTTTCAATAGAGTCTTTTACTATGAAACTTGCAATATAGTTAATATGGATAGGTATTCTAAGTTTACCTTCGATTTTACTCATAATTGTTTTTGGTATATCATTCATAATTTTTTATATTTAATAATTAATTTTCCATTTATCGTAAGGTATCATACTGTAAGGATGTCTTTCGAAAAAAGTCTCATGTATGAAAGTATACTCATTTTCTTGCTTCTTATCAAGGTATGCCCCCCAAAATGATAGTGTCGAGTTAGATAAAATATGTCTATCACACATGCTCATCATATGAACCGCAATATAGGGGTCTTCATCAATATAAACAAATTTATGATTAGGGAAACCTAAAGTGTCTACGAAATTTTTGGCTAACTCTAAGTTATCTGAAAACACTAACACTTTATGGTCCTCCCCATACTCATTTAATATTTTACCAACCCACTCACCAGGTATTTTAGGTATATTAAAAAAGTTATCTTGTCTACCACCACCCATTCGTAAATGTAATGAAATACTTTTATCAAATAATTCCCCATAATTATATTCAATATAATTGGTTATATTTTTATCTGGATTAAATAAATTTAAGATGTAATCTCGTTGATGGTGCCAGTATAATTTATTAAAAAAATAACCTTGAAATAGATATGGTGGTTTAACTTTTTGTTTTAAGTCATAATAAACTCCTCCCTCACCTGTATCAATATCCCATCCAAGACTTTGGTCAAACCACCAATCAAAGGCGTTAGGTCTACTATCGAACCAAGGAAGTTGAGGGTAGACATCTCCAAATGAGATATGTGGGTCTTTTAATATGTGTCCACCCCATGGGTCAAAATGTAT